AGTTGTTCCTGTACCAGCGCCTATTTCAGCATTGATATAAACAGTTCTTACAACTTCTCTGTTGATTTCTGAAAGAATTTCAGCAGATAGGATGTTAGCTAGTTCAGTTTCAGCGTCTAAACCATGGATTGCTTTTAAGTCTTGAGCAAGTTCCATAGTGTATTCAGCTTTAAGAGCTCTTGATTTAGCAGTAACAGTCGATTTCTCGATTGAGAATGCCATTTGAGCAAAAGCGTTGTCAGCAGCGTCACCTAATGCTTCAGCAGTAGCTGTAGTCATTCCACCTTCAGCAGTATATGCTCCAGGTGAAGAGTCGTTAAGTACAGCAGGGTTGCTTTGTCCAGCAGATGATGTACCGGCAGAACCAGGTATGTTAGCAGTTTGTTTTTTACCTGAATATTCTGATTCAGCTTCGTCAAACATAGCTTCTGTTCCTGATTGGTTTGTGTATCTGCTTCTCATAGCAAATATAAGACCAACTGGACCAGTCATAGGTTGTACGCCAGCGATATCGTAAGCGATAAGGTTAGGCATTGCTCTTCTTACTAGTGAAATTAGAATTGGATCCCAATTTGATACACCAGCAGTGTTAGAAACAGGAGCAGCTTCACTTAAAAAAGCTGAATCCTCTTTAGATGCTCTTTCTTGGTTTTCCAAGATAGTAGCAGTTACAGCTCTTTTATAAGAATCCGTGATTTTTGGTAAATCAGCGTGTTCTAAAACGGGCTGCCATTTTTTTTCGTAAGTTTCAGATAAGTACATTATCGTTCTCTCCCTTTATTATTATTTGTTAGACAGTTTAATGTCTTTGGTTTTACTTATAGCAGCAGTGTAAGCAGCCATAGCATTTGATAAATCTTCAGGTTGTGAAGAATCACCAGCAACTACTTCGTCTATCTCGTTACCACTTGTCTTAACTTTTGTTCCAAAGTAACTTTCTTTAATAGTAGATACTTTAGTCGTAAAGTCTTTTTCGTTAGAATACTCAACTTGTTCGGCAAGTTTGTTGAATTTCTCCTTAGCAGTATCAGCTAGATCGCCAGACATTTCATCAATGATGTCTTGTCTTTTCATCTCTCCGTTTGCTTTGTTTAAATCAACATTCTTTTCTACTTGTTCGTTAAGTTTGCTTTCTAGTTCTTCGATCTTGCTTGCTTGATCTTCTAGTACATTGTATTTCTCATCTGGAACATCAATGTAATGATCTTCAAACAATTTCTTTAAACCAGAAATAAAGTCTTCAGCTATCTCACCTTTGATTCCTCTTTCGATTGCGATAGAGTTCTCTTTCATCCATTCTTCAACTACGTAGTTTAAGTATGAATCAACTTTTTCAGTAAGTTTAACTTTAGACACTTCTACTTCTTCTTTAAGCTTTTCTTCATAGCTAGCATTCATTTTTTTCTTCATTTCTGAAACTTTTGATTTCAGAGCTGTTTCGAAAATAACTTCAGCTTTTGCTTTAAAGTCTTCAGATAAATCTTCATCTTTAGTTAAAGCGGCGACATCAGCAGATACGTCAATAGAATCTTCCGACTCTTCTTTCATATCTTTTTTCTTGTCGTCTTCATGCTCTTCATCTTTGGTAACGTCTTTACCAGATTTTTTAAGAGCGTCAAGAGCTGCTTGTGGCATCTCTCCTTCTTTAACTTCAGATTTTTCTTTATCCGATTTCTCAGTTTCTTGTTCCTCTTTTAACTTAGGCATTGCATCAGCAGCGCCGGCAGCTTTTTGTTGAGGGTCACCAGAAACTTTATTGATTTTTTTTGTTGCGTCAGGATTACTGTCTGTAGGTTTAACTACAGCGGCACCTAAATCCTCAGCACTATTTGATAAGTGATTCGGTTCAGCTGCAACAGCACCTTTTTTTGGAGCATCAGCTTGTGGATTAGCAGCGTTAGCTTCTAATACGGCTTCCTGTTCCATCGCCTCAAAAGTTTTTATTTCGGCCATTGAAAATCTCCTCTTTATTATGTTATAAACGTTTATAAATTTTCTTTGAGTATATATTTATAAAATTATAGTTTTGTAAGAAACGATTGGAAGACTTTTAATTTGGCTTGTTCTAGGACAGGTCGTCTAGCTTCCTGGACTTGTTTTTTCCAGTTCTCTAAATCGACTTGATGTAAAACGCCATTGTTCCAAACCCACTCTTTACTCTCCATGATACCTTCAACGAAGGCGTCTGGAGCAGATGGATCTGCCACAATATCGGCGGCTGTAGCTAAATAGAAGTCGTCATTAACATAGTTAACACCGTTTCTTGTTATTAAAGAACCCATACCACGACTTGAAACGCCTAATTGAGCGCCCTCATCTATAAGACCTTTTACAATCTTACCATATGGAGTATCCATAATTTTTGCCTCACCAATAAAATCTTTGCCGTCCTGTTTCAATGACTTAACCATGTGACAAACTCTCTCTAAATTAACAGTTGGTCCGTCAGGATGTCCTAACTCGCCAAAGGCTCGATTTTTATTGATAAATTCTTTTGTATATCTGTTCACTTCTCTAACCATAATTTCTTGTGGGTAGACTCTTCCATTTCTATTTTTGATTTCAGATTGTAAGAATACACCTCTAATTTTGTATTCTTTTTTACCGTTCTTTTCTTCTACAAGATATTCGGCGTTTTGTACTTCTTCGGAAATTAGCTTCATAAATTCTCTCTTTTCTATATTTATAAGATTTCTTACCTAAACTCGACAATAATTGTGTAATTATCACCAGTAGCAAAGTTTTTAGTTGATAACAATATATCACCATCTGGTGTCGTAGCGTCGTTTAAAATCTCATTTCCAGATGGTCTAAAGTCAAAATGACCTTGTCCAGATAGAAATAATGCTGTTGAGTTACTAACTCCTGACCATATTAATTCTACACCAGACTTACCGTTTGCTGTGTTGATTGAGAACCACAACTTACTTATCTTTCTATTACCATCTTCGGTCATAAAAGTAAGTTCAGAAGCGTCAATCTTTTTGATTAAAGTTTCTCCTGTACCGTCTGAAAAGTTTGTTAGTTTAGAAACATACTTAACACCAGAGGTATCAGCGATTGTTTGTGTTGTTACTGTATCAGCCATTTGTATATCCCGATTCCTTTTGTGCTTCTATTACTACATTATACTTTGTAACATTAGAGTCACTTGTTAGTAAAATATCACCTATTGGTGCTTTAATTCTTTCTTCATTTGGTTTAAGTCCGTAATTACCTCTACCATTAATAATAATTTCTTTTGATGTATCATTTTTAAAAAATACAGTTACATCTCCTGTGCCTAATATTTCATAAGCAATATTGGCAATTGAAACTTTTGGTTCACTTGAAGCTTCATTTGAATTAGCAACATCAACTAGTAGTTGATCTGTTTCAGAGCCAACACCATTTGAATTAACAATAATGTGAGCTGTAGTGTCTACCAATTTTGTAGTTGTAATAGTCATTATATTTTACTATCATAGTAAGTTTTTGATAACTCACCAACTTCTTTTTTTGAAATGGTTTCTCTACATCTAATATAAGTCTGTATTGTCTCACTAGTTCCTGGTTTAGTATAAGTTCTTATACCATCAGCGATAACCGAGTTATCACCACGAGCAGAATTCTTATATGTACTACGACCTGGAGCGGTATTTCCATATTGATACTTTTCATTTGAACCTTTAATCTTCACCCACGCCATGTTATTCTCCTAATTGTTCTAATACTTCTTTATTAAAATAACTATCTATTTCTTCTCTGTTAATATTATGATGGTTTGATACTTTCTCAATAGAGTTCTCAAACTTTTCTATAATATTACCTGTTTCTAATTCTATCATCTTAAAGATATCGCCGATTGCCTCTTTCATCAATGGCGATAACTCTTTAAAACTCTTTGAATCAATCAAAGTTTTATCTTCAACTAATTTACTGACTTGCATTACCAACATCAACTCCGACCATTGTATCTGCCGTGCCATCTTGTGTTAAATCAATCTGTGCTTCTCCATCATTTGTAGATGAAACAGAACCATCTGGATTAAATGTTCCTGTATCAGCAATAACCGGTTTAGGGTCACTGTGAGGTTGAACACTGTTAGCAGCAAATATATTAGCCGCTATATCTTTTCTAGCGTTATCTAATGAACTGGCAACCTTATCTCTTAAAGCGTCTTTAAATGCTTCACCAGCGTCTGAATTTTCACCTGCTTCTAATTGATCTATAAAGTTTTTTGTATTGTCGTTTATTTCACTCATTTTTCATATCTCCTATTATAAGTTTTCTGTATCGGTTGATTGAGCAGTAGGACTAGCAATAATTCCATCATCAATTTCATTTTTGATTTGTTTATCCATTGTCTCAATTTCCCTATCGTTTTGTTTAAGTACATTTTTTCTAACATATTCAACTGAAAAGAATTTACCAATGTAATCTCTCATCTCGTTTGCTAATGCTAGTCTCTCTCTTAACATTTCTGTTTGTTTTAATTCAGCAAAGTGTCCATCTTGCAAGAAATCATATTGTAAATGATCTCTAACTGTATGCCAGTCATCTTCATTTATGATACCTTTTAAAATTAACTGTGTTCTCATTATGTCGTTAAACAATTCAGTAAATTTCTTTCTTAATCTTTGAACAAATTTAGTAAATTTTAACTCATCTCTTGTAATTTCAGATGATCTACCCATATTGAAACCTGAAGAACTTTCCAATCTACTTATTGGAACATTTAAAGAACGATATAATTTACTTCTAAAGTATTCTATATCAGTAATTTCTCCTAAGTTTTGACCACCAGGTAATGTAGTGATGTCTGTTCCTCTACCACCTTCTCTGCTTGGTAACCAAAAGTCTTCAAGCATAGACATGTAGTTTCTATCATCTTTAATCTCACCTGTAGCAGCGTCATATACAAGTTTGTTTCTGTATCTTGCCATAACATCTCTTAGGTATTGCTCTGCTTTTATTTTAGGTAAATTACCTACATCAATTTTGAATATTCTTCTTTCAGGTGCTCTTGCTATTCTGTAAATAACAGCAGCGTCTTCAATCATTCTTAATTGATTAACTGGTTTAATTGCCTTATGTAAATAAGACAGTACCATATTTTTATTTTGATCTATTAATCCTGATGGACAAAATGCGATAGTATCTGTAGCAATTTTTATACCAG